TCTATCGACGATAGTCAGTGGGTTGCTATCCGCACGTTCGAGTCTCGGGACGGCCTGAAGGAGGCCTACCCGGATTTTGAGGACGAGATTGATTCTGCCGCTTCGGGGAGGAATGAGGACGGAGATGACAACCCGCACAGTCGTGTGGAGATCTTCGAAGTGTACTGGCGGGACGGCAAGCACGCCATCGTGATGGACGATACCTACCTGTACCAAGACGACGAGTATCCCATCCCCGATTTTCCAATTCAGGTCATAAAATACACGCACATTCCTCGCAAGCTTTGGGGTCTAAGTTTGCTGGCACCTTTGATTGACCTTCAATGGCTCTACAACAAGAGCAGGTCTCAGATTCTCAACAACGTTGATTTGATGGCTAACCCGAAGTGGTTGGTGCCGAAGACGGCGGGCGTATCGAAGAATGCGATTACTAACCGCCCTGGCGAGAAGATTTATTACAACGCTGCGGGGGGCAAGCCTCATCAGGTTCAGTCTGTTCCGATGCCTGGTTATGTGATGGATAACATCAACCGGATCCAGGCGGAGCTTCTGGATGTATCTGGTGTCCACAACATCAGCCTCGGTAAGCGGGAGATCGGAGTCACCAGCGGTAAGGCCATTAACGCGCTGGCAGCACAGGACTCGTCTCAGCTACACGTCACTCAGATGCACATCGAACAAGCTGTGCAGGACATGGCCAAGACGGTCCTTCTTCTGATGAAGGCCTTCTACACCGAGCCGAAGATGGTTCGGATGATGGACGCGACGGGCCAAGTTGTTTTCAACGAGATCAAAGATACGGCCCTTGTGGACGACCCCGAAATTTTCATCGAGACAGGGTCGCTGTTCCGGGACGAGGCGCAGGACCGAGACGCGAAGGTGTTACAGATGGCCGAGATGGGCCTCATCGACAAAGAGGTCGCGCTGCAGGAGCTTTCGTTCCGCACGGGCAACGCGTTTATCTCCGAAAAGGTACGGGGCATTGCGCACGCCAAGGATATGCTTGAGGCGTGCAAGCGAGGCTACGATATCGAAGTCTTCAAGACAGACGAGCTTGAAGCATTCTCCAAAGTCTTCGGCGAATTCATCCGAGAGAAGGACTACTACGATCTCGAGCAGGAGACCCAAGACTACATTCGCGACGTGTACGTAGCCGTGGCCACCGCAGCCGCTAGCCACGAGGAATACGAGTTCGCATTGCGCTACGACAAGGTTTTCCCGAGGCAGCCCCCGCCCGGGCTTCCGCAGCAGCAGCAGGCTAGTCTGGCGCTAGCTCCAGGCTCCGTGGCCGCCACAGAGCAGACTGCGGGCGAGATAGTAGATAAGTCAGCAGAGGTCGCGGCTGTCCGCGACGTCCTTCAGGGGACAGAGCTCCCCCCAGACATCGCTAAGGCCCTGGGGAGGAAGCCGTGAACGCGTCTAAAGTATTCTCCTACTTCCGGGATTTGATCGACGAGCCGGAGTACACATTCGTGTCGTCGGCTAACATCTCTACGTATCTAGACATTGGCTATGGCCAATTTCGGCGTGAGGTTGCCAACATTGACCCGCTCGTCTACGCCAAGGTTGTCTCCTTCACCGTCACTGGCTCCGCTACGCAAGACCTAACAGCGTTGTCCACACCAGTTCTGGGGGGGTCAGCGGCTGCCGGTAACCGCCTGCAGCAGATTGTGTCCCTACAAGCGATTAACGGCGACGGAGATGTGGTTTACGCGTTCTCTCCGGTAGGAAATGTTAACACCCGAAGCGTCATGCGCCACAGCTACACGCTGGAGGGGTCGACTATCCGTTTCACTGACGAGGTGTCTGAGACGATTCGACTAACGTACCTTCCGGACCACAGCGTTGTGTGGACCGACGATGTCTACTTCGACGACTTGACCATGTTCCACGATGTCATTGCCCTTATGGCATACGCGCAATACGCCATGCGGGACGGCGTGGAAAACGCAGCTCTCCTGCGGCAGCTAGCGCAGCGGACTCTCGACCTAAAGGAGTACGTTGGTTCTCGTAACCTAGAGAGCGCCTCTTACGTACAACGAACCGGTTGGGACGATCCAGGATGGCTATAAAGCGACAAGAAGCGGAAGTAATCCGCGGTGGCTGCAAATTACGTGCCCCAAGTGACGGACAATATGTCCAGAACATGGTGTTCGAAAACGACGCATGGCATGTTCGAAAAGGCTTCGGCCAGGTCGTGCAGTTCGACACCACGCTGTCTGCCTTTTCTACGGATGATTCGTCAAGCCTCCGCTGGGGGTACGACGAGTGCCTGGGTTCTGAGCTGCTTGTAACGGACTTCGGGCACCGCCAAATGGTGTCTGTGTTTTCCGCCAACGTTCGAGCCACCAACGTCGCCAAAAACGAGGCGGGTTATCAGAAGAGGCTCAATGACTTCCGCAAGGTTTACCTTGTTAACATCTACGACCTAGACACAGGAAGCCGGTGGGAAGAGCCCCTGTATCTGCACACATCTGAGAACACGTCCGAGTACGGCAAAGCTCGCGACATGCAGTATTGGCATGCCCACTACGAAACGAACGCAGAGGAGGACTACCAGCGGTGGGTTTCTGTTGTCGACCCCGTTCCTTTTAGTTTTGCTGCAGTGGGCGGTTTTCTGTACTTCGGCAACCCCGACACAGGCCTGTATGTCTATACGCCCGCTACATTTCGCCACTCAAAGCGGCGAGGCTCGAACACCCGCGTCTCTAAGAATTTACGACAGCAGCAGTTAGATACAGCGGCAGTAAAGCCCTGGGCGGCCCCTTACGGCGAGAGCGCAATCATACAGAAGGCGGTGGCGACTCAGGCAGCGGGGTTTAGCGGGATCTCCTACTTACCGCAGGGGCTGTTCCCCAAGCCCTACGCGCTGGCGGCTTTTACCGAGATATCGGGCAAGTCCCTTGTGTACGTGGCGGCCGATCGCCGTACTATCCACTTCTCTCAGCCTGGGCACCCCACAGCCATCCCCCTTTCTGGAAATAGCCTGACGTTTTCGGGCTCGGAATTAATCACAGCCGTCGCGGAGCAGGCAGGTAACTTGGTTATCTGGACGGAGAACACCACTTGGTATTTTACCCCCGCGCCGGGATTCTCTAAGGCGGATACGCAGAAGGGCGCCCGCTTAGTTCAGATATCAGACTCCGCCGGTTGCACCAGTCAGGCCTCTGTGACTAAGGGAGCAGGATTCGGCACGCTGTACTGGATGGACAAGAGAGGATGCTACGTGGCATCAGGGCGCATGTCTGTCCAACAAATATCAGCAGACATCGATACGTTCTTTTCTTCGTACGTCACCAACCCCCTCATCTCCTACAGCCCGCTTTCCCCTGGCCACGTCAAGGCCCCGGGGGGTAGTGGGGATATCTACGCGCAGGCGCGCACCACGCTTAAGTTTTCGGAAGAGGGGGTCAGCGCGACCTACTGGCCCGAGAAGCGCCTTACTTTGTTTACTGTTCCGAACATGCACATGACGCTCGTGTGGCACGAGGATACAAAACAGTGGGCCTTTTGGAACTACGAGAGCATCGTCACCCAAGACTCGGATGCGGACGACGCGGTGGCCATCGCAGCTGTTACGCGGAATATCAATAGCCCCGAGTTGATTGGCTCGGGAAGCGGCCTGTACCTGGTGGGCGGGATCGATACCGCGGATGGGGTCCTTGAGAATCAGATCGAGCAGGGCGATGACGGCAGTCGAGAAAGCGCCTACGACTTTACCAGCCGCTCGGCCTACATTCTCCAATACGGCCGAGGTGGCGGTGTAGACCGGAGCGTGGAAGAGGGCGAGGACTTGCGTATAGGGACTGCAGGTTACAAAGAGTGGGTGCAGTCCGTTATCGGAACGTGGGTCACCAGCGAGAGGGGTGCAGATCCTCTACAAGACGTCGACAGAACGCACGGGCATGTCCTGATAGTAGATAAGCCGATCCCTATCCCCGTGGGAGAGGTAGTCGGGGATACTACTGTAACAGCCACGAACCAGTGCTTCTGGTTTCCTATCTCTGTGGTTATGGGCAATATCAACTACAACGGGGTTTCCGGATTCGATAAAATTCACCGCCTCGAATTCGATACAGAGTTTGACAAGTCAAAATGGACCCCCATTTTTCGCACTTCGGGGGGGAGCGATTACGAGTTTGCGTGGGAGGCCCCTCCCGACCGCGTGGCGTCCCAAAGGGGATGGGGGTACGGCACCCCCCTTCACGGGTCTACCCACAATTACGCGGGCAAGAAGGTCGCTTGCTACTCTGACACGGGCACTGGGTTGTCTAGGACGGGTAACCGATTAGTCATGTCGTTCGACCCGGGGAATGCTGAAGGTAGCATGTCGGCTATCTCGTCAACCACAGAGTGGATTCACGCCCCCTATATGAATTTGCAAGTAGGGAAGAAGACAGTCCTAATGTACGTTCCCTTCAAGGCCGCGTCTGGCACAGAGGACTCGTTTTGCATGGGATTGGGGCTAGAGCCGCGGATCGCCCGACTCTATAAAGACAGAACCGCAACTCCTCCTGAGTTCCAAGTTCTGGAATGGCAGCAATGCCGTTTTGGCGCAAAAGCACGTAAGGACAACGTCTCTACGTGCGCACAGGCCGTAGATTGGGTGTATAAAAGCGATAACATGGCTCTGAATGAGGACACGCGCGTACACGCGCGAGGCGGTTTTACTCGCATGTTGTCTAGGGGCGTTCCAGATGTGGCAAACATGGTTGCGCCCAATTGGAATTCGAACACGGGATGGGGGCTGTACAACATCCAGATGGGGGTCGATCTGAGGGAATCGGCCGCTCAGATCTTGGACATCAACCCCAGCTCCATTGATTCGTCCGCTACAACCGCCGCTGTCTTGTCCACACAGGACTCCCGGACAATCCAGAAGCGGTTCATGAGTACTGACTCTGGCTCTTCTTACCCTCTCGGAAATAAGGCGTTTTCTTCTTCCTCGTCTTCTAACACCGGGCCGGAGTACGCGGCACAGGACAGCACCACCGTAGACAACACCTACCTGATCGACGGGGACGACGTAAGCACAGTTGGCTTTAGTGCGAGCGTAAAGGGAGACTCCGTGTCTTACATGGCCTACGGGTTTGTGCGCAGCCGCGCAACCAAGCTTGTAATAGAGAGCATCAAGGCCGCCTTGCGGGCCATTCCGGCAGGAAGGAGGAGGTCACGTGGCTATTAACCCTCCCATGTTCAAGCCGCTATCCTCTTTCGAGGATGTCGAGGCCGCTCGCCAGGGAGAGTCGTCTTCCGCGTTCGAGAGATCTCTCGGTATCACTATCGGTAACGAACTGTTGACCGAGACATCCAGCCGCCTAAACATGTTCGTCCTTAGCGGTGAGTCCCGAATCCCACCTTCGTTTAGTGCTCCACATAACCAGGCACTGGGCCTGAACTACAAATTGGTTTGCGATACGCCGTTGCTTCTAGAGAAGTCGGCTATGTTCACCAATGTGAATTTCTATAGCGCCTCGGCGTACGTCACGCCTCGCATTACTGTTAAGCCTCCCGAAGACTCGGCGGTGGCTACGCACGTCGTGTTCAACGGCTGTACGTTTGTTCGACAGGCAGGACACGGCACCTTGCCGTTTATAGACATCCGGGACGGCGCCAAGGCCTCTTTTATCGGTTGTCGTTTTATTGGGATGTCTGGATCGCTTGAGGCAACCCACCTCGAGCACGGCATGCTGCTTTTGTCCGCTGACGTTGAGATGGCTCTTACGGGTATCGCTGGCGGAGCAACGACACTGCTCTACGCAGCGCAGCCTGTAGATTCCCTAGAGACTGGAGATTATGTGTACGTCTCGGGAACCACGGTGACGGGGCTAAACGGGCTACACGAGATATCTTCGAAGACAGCGTCTGGCAGGTTTATCATCCCCGTAGACACTTCCGCCGTAACTAAGGGGATTACTAACGTCACGGACACGTCGTCTTTGGCGCAGTGTACCTCAGCTAGTCATCCCCTAGAGGCGGGCGACTTCATTTACGTGTACGATACGGGTATAACTCCCACGATCAACGGGCAGCAGAGGGTTAATACAAAAATCGACGCTAACACGTTTACTATCGCTGTCGACCCCACAGATACTACGGACGGTTCCGGGAGCTACGTGGTGGGGAAGATCAATAGCGGAAAGATCGGCAAGTACGCGAGCAACGCGACAAACATCCAGTTGGTCGGGTGTAGCAGGCTGCCTGATGGCTCCGCGTACACCCAAGTAAGCGGTGACCCTCTCGTCACCAAGACGGGGTGCATCTAATGACGACCTATACCCACAAGAAGAGTATCCGAAGTGTAACGGACGAGCAGTTTGCGGAGGAGACCGTCATCGACGGGGCGCAGATAGACAGCGCCTTAGAGGACGTAGTAGACCGCGTAAACAATATCAAAAAGGGCGACATCGCCACTCGGTTTACCCAAAAACAGTACGTCTTCGGTTACCAGCCTTTCCGATATAATGTTGAAGACACTAAGGCATACAGCACCTCCTCTAGCACGTACCGGCGCGCGTTTACTCGGTTCCCTTGGACGTTCATCACCAACAACGAGCACACGACACTAGACCCGCAGCCAGGTATCCACCCCGCCAACATCCCCGAGGACTACGAGTACCGCTCGGAAGACTACAAGAATCAGTTCCGCTATAAGGGGACTTTCATGGAGACCCTCCGCGGAGCAGCAGGCTCGTCCGCCTCTGTCTCGCTCAACGCAGGAGAGTGGATTAGCGACTGGTGGAAGACGTGGTGGGCCAACCGTGCCGACTGTGCTGTAAACACCTTCACTAGCAGCGCCACCCACCCCACTGCCCTTCTGGCCGCCACGTCGGACGACGCGAGCGAGTCGGCGTATTCTGCACATCTGATGTCGGGTTCCGCGGCATACGCCGGTAAGACGAGCACTGGGTTTGTTAGCCCCAGAGGGCTTTACCAGTTTGCTTGGTCGCACTCTTGGATTTTCGAGCGCCCTGTTCTGCTGGACGACTTGATGGTGTTTCTCCGGACGGATTCAACGGGGTACACCGCTCCTTTCGATGTAGACCCCATTTTAGCCAACCGAGAGGCCTCCGGTATTTTCGGGGAGAGCGACCACCTGATCGTCCAGCTTACTGTCGACAGCCCCTTAGGGCCGGCTGACCGCCGTCTGAACAACGTCGTGGTCATGCAGCACCAGGTCAAACTAAACGATATTAAGTTTTGCCCGAATGCAATCGAGGCTAGCGACTTGTCGGATATAGTGGATTTTTCTCCGTCAATAATTACCGCCGCAGACAAGATCCTGCAGGGCGGCATCGTCCGCCTTGAAGACTTGAATATCCCGATCCCCGCAGGCGCGGCCGTCCGCCTAGGTATTATCATCCCGTGGTTCGCGGAAAAGACTGAGCAGACCGTGAGCCTAGCGGGTAACTGGCCCTCGACGGAAAACACCGGTACTGCCACTGACGCAACCTTGACCGGCCATGCATCCAACGATGCGTTGATAACAAGGACCCTGCTCACTCATGACCTTCTTGTGGGGGATAAGGTCACGGTCACTGCTGTAGCCAGTACGACCAATGTGAGCGTATTGAACAATACGTACACTATCACGGCGATTGTCGATGACTACAGCTTCTACATCGGGGTCAAGGTCACAGACGTGGATACGGGAACCGGCGGGGACCAGCTAGGGCCCATCGCGATTACGTATGTCCACGACCGGTTGTCCCCGGGATACAGCCAGCAGATGGGCTGGAGCGTGGATAAGGCGGAGCCCATGCATGACTGGTCGCTGAACGGGTGTCTCACGGTGCTTGAGGAGATTACGGACTAATGGGAAAGGTTAACCGCGATAGGCCCCTAACAAGGGGAACAGAGCTAGTCCCGAACCACCTTGATGCGTTGACGGACGCTAAAACGGCCTTGGGTAACACGGTGGATACGTCTCAACTTGAGACACCTAATTCCACGTTTTCCGTAAGTCTTAATATCCCGTATCTGGATTCGAAGTTTTTCTACGACAACGACCCAAAGGGCAACGCGCCTTTTTACATGAGTTTCGCGCTGCCTCCTCTACAGGATAAATTCCCTGCCGACGCTAAGGCGCGCAGGAACCCCGTGACAACGGCGCCAGACAGGCCCGCTCCGCCCGTTCCTGTGCTTGAGAGCGTGAGCATCTCTTTCGACCAGAGGGATAGCGGGGCCATGTTAGTGTCACCTTGGTAC